ATTAGAAGCAGTTGTGTTCTGCTGAAGTGCCGCCCTGCCAACCGCTGTGTTTCCAGAACCAGTAGAGTTTTGACGCATTGAATTCAAACCAACAGCCACGTTGTTTGTGCCAGTGGTGTTTGCGTACAGAGCCTCTGAGCCAATAGCAATACCTTGTCCAGTGGTATTTAACAACATCGCGGTATAGCCAATCGCAATATTGTTATTAGCTGTGGTGTTGTCTCTTAATGCACTGGCTCCAACAGCAATGTTTCCATCGCCACTTGTGTTTGAACCCAATGCACCAGAACCAACGGCTGTGTTATCTGTTCCTGTTGTGTTTGCATCTAGTGCGCTTGTCCCAACAGCAGTTAACGAATTGCCTGTGGTGTTTGCGGTGAGTGCATTATAACCAACAGCAGTGTTGCTAGAAGCAGTGGTGTTTGCATCTAGTGCATAGGTTCCAACAGCTACGTTATATGTACCTGAAGTGTTTGCCGCTAATGCATCAGCCCCAACCGCAGTGTTGTTGGAGGCAGTATTTGAATAAAGAGCAAAGTCTCCTAGTGCGGTATTTTTTGTACCAGTTACGCTAAGCCGTGATGCGCTTCGGCCAACCGCTACGTTGTTTGTACCTGTTGTGTTTGTGTAGAGTGACTGATAACCAACAGCGGTGTTGTTTGCGGCTGTGGTATTTTGAATTAATGCTTGATAACCAACGGCAGTGTTGTTATCGGCTGTGCTTGTGTTAAGAGCGCCATAACCAACAGCGGTGTTGTTGGAGTTAGTGGTGTTTGAGGTAAGAGCAAACGTCCCAAGCGCAGTGTTGTTATTTCCAGTAGTATTTGACCCAAGAGAATCATCACCAACAGTAGTGTTGCTTCCTCCTGTGGTGTTTGCGTCAAGTGAAGTATAACCAACCGCTACATTTCTGTCGCCAGTCGTGTTGGAGCTAAGTGCGCTTCCACCTACCGCAACTAAGTTTGTACCTGTGGTGTTTGTAACAAGTGCCTCACTTCCAACCGCCACATTATTAGAGGCAGTATTATTTGCTAAGGTATTATACCCTAGTCCGGTGTTGGAATTTCCAGAAATATTATTACTTAGTGACCCCATCCCAAGAGCAATATTATATGAGCCAGACGTATTTGATACCATTGATTCACGGCCAACAGCAGTGTTTCTTTGTCCTGATGTATTCGCTGTCATTGCGGCATGACCAAGGGCTGTGTTGTAATCACCGCCTGAAGTTAATGCATCCAATGCCGCATCACCCAACGCCACGTTATTCGTACCAACCGGATAATTCCCATCCAGTTTGATTGTGCCGCCGTCTACGCTGACGTTGCCTGCTACGGTGAGGCCGTCTGTGACTGCTGTGCCTGTTACGTCAATGCCTGTGGAGGTTGTTTCTAACTTTTTACTCCCGGCATGGTGTAGTTGTACTTGCGCTCCAGATTCGGCTCGTAAAAACCATGCGTCTGCATTTGCTTGGTCACGGAGTATTACGCTATTAGCCGCATCAATGTAAAGATTACCAGTACCATTATCTTCAATGTAGCTATGCGACCCATCATGATAAATCTGTAAATCCGACCCCGCACCAAAGATGGCTTTGTCGTTGTCGCCAAAGGATATATCACCTGTGGTAGTAGCACCGGGAATTGTAACTGTGCCAGTAAACGTAGGAGACGCAAGAGGAGCCTTAGTGGCTAAAGAGTTTGTGATCGTAACGCTAAAGTTAGCATCGTCACCCAAAGCCGCCGCAAGTTCATTGAGTGTATCCAATGTTCCCGGAGCAGAGTCGACAAGATTGTTAATCGCCGTAGTAATGTCTGAGGCTTGTGAAGGTGTATACCCAAGTGCAGTGGTAACATCACTGCTAGACAGCGTGACAGCACCTGTGCGAGTGTTGAATGATGTGACAGCACCAGAGACACTAAAAGCCGCCTGATCCCATGCAGAGCCATCCCAGATGTATAGCTGACTGGCTGTCGTATCATAGTAAAGCGCACCAGTGAGTAATGGATCACCATCGTTGTCCACTGTAGGAGCAGAAGACTTAGAACCAAGGTAACGATCATCAAATGCATCTAACGCTGTTTCTGCGGCAGTCTGTGCAGTCTGAGCCGCTGTTGCGGAGTTACTTGCATTCGTAGCTGAAGTGGATGCCGCTGATGCAGAATTACTAGCATTAGTCTCAGAGGTTGATGCGTTCGTTGCAGAAGTAGCCGCCGCAGTCGCTGAGTTGCTTGCATTCGTTTCTGACGTAGATGCGTTGCTTGCGCTAGTCGCCGCATTTGTTTCACTCGTAGCCGCATTTGTTTCACTTGTTGCCGCATTCGTTGCAGACGTACTAGCTTCTGCCGCCTTAGTGGTTGCAGTAGTTGCAGATGTCGATGCACTTGATGCTGAAGTAGCGGCGTTAGTTTCGCTTGTAGCGGCATTGGTTTCTGATGTAGCCGCATTAGCCGCAGATGTAGATGCTTCAGATGCTTTAGTTGTTGCAGTAGTAGCCGCAGTAGTTGCTGTCGTTGCCGCTGTAGACGCTGTAGATGCAGAGGATGCCGCACCAGTTTCAGCAGACTCAGCCGCTGTTTGAGCAGACTCTGCCGCTACCTGTGCCGCTTCAGCCGCAGTTTTAGCAGTGGTTGCCGCTGTTTCTGCTGATGATGCTGTAGTGGCACTTGAGGCCGCCGCAGTAGCTGATGTGCTAGCGTTACTTGCAGACGTACTTGCAGAGGATGCTGAGGAAGCCGCTGATGTTGCAGATGTAGATGCATTAGAAGCTTGTGTAGTTGCCGTGTTTGCGGAGCTTGATGCGCTCGACGCAGAGCTTGCGGCAGAAGACGCTGAAGATGCCGCAGACGTAGCCGAACTAGCGGCATTAGTAGCTTGTTGAGTTACTTCATCAATTGTAGCTTGATCTGATGTTGATGATGCACTACCTGAACCACGAAAAATCGCCATTGAAATCTCCAGTATTTAGAATAAGGAAGGGGCCACGAATGTGACCCCTAGGTTGCTTAGGCGTTGAAGACCAATGCCAAAGCTGACTCAGGACGGAGTACCTTGACACCGTAGAGAGTGTCTGCAGTGAACAAGTCACCAAGGTATTCTTGCTTGTACTGAGTTTGTGAGCGAACACCTAGTTGCTCTGCAAATACCATAGCGTCTTTGTGACCTAAGATACCTGCTTTCAACTCGCCACCACCAGTAGCGGCGTTTTCAGCGGCTGTTTCAGTAACAGGGCAGTTAGTAGAAACATAGATTTGGATACCGTACAGTGATCCAATGTTTCCATTTGATACAGGCTGACCTGATACGAAATCAGATGAGTTGTAACGGTCGATACCACGAATAGTCTGAACGACTGAAGGAGGTACAACAAGGAAACGATCATCCATAGGGACATCGTTGTCGTCTAACTGCTTGACAGCGGCACGGAAGCCTGCGTCTGAGAAGACATCAGCAGGAACTACAGTGTCTACTGCATAAGCTGTGAGGCCTGTAGAAGCATCCATGTAGAATGAGTTGCTGTGAATCCAGTCAGAACCAGAACCGTTGTCGTCACCAAGGTATTTGCCAAGGGCAAACAAATCAGTGTCAACCTGCTTTGCAAGTGCATAGCCTGCGTCTGAAGTGTAGAACTGACGGAGTGAAGACAGAGCTTGCACGTCAGTGATGTCTTCGATCAAACGAGAATACTCATAGTGTTGATCGATAGTGACTTGCACTTCTGATTCAGTCGCCGCAATCAGTGTTACCTGAGTTGAAGCCGCTTTAGCAGATGCATCGCCACGAGTAGGCTTAGGGATGTGAATAGTATCACCCTTCTTGCCAGTCATGGGCATACGGTTTACAAGATTGGCGAGTACGAGTGACTTCTCGTAGGCCGCGATGATTTCGTCAGACCAAATTTCGGGGATGAAAGTTGCCGCCGTAGTATTGGTGACGTGGTTAGTACCTAGTGCCATTTTAATAGCTCCTTAATGCTAAGTGTTACCTTACACGTTTCTCAGCATACGCTAACATGATTTCGTCATGTAATTGCTGATAACGCTTAGGGTTCGTTTTCATGAGTTCAATAATATCAGCACGACGATAGATTTTACGACTTGGTGCTTCAGAAGAACCTGAGGTGCTACCAGTAGAAGCGGCCTTAAGTTGACGCTTACGATCTTGCTCTTGAACTTTAACTGTTTCGGCTACCATTCCTTGACGCTCTTTCCAGAGTGTGATCAATTCATTAGCGGCTTCATAGTCAAACTTCTTATCAGCGCGTTCGTATAATTCACGACGAACAGAAGTTGCTTCTTTCCAATCTTGGAACTTTTGATCCTGAATGATATCAATAAAATCAGGATGGTTGTTCTGCAACTGGGCTAGTATCTGCTGTTGCTTCATAGCCATTGAGGTTTCTTCAGCTTGTTTGAGCTTTGGATGATTCTCAATTGCTTTAGCAATCGCTTTTTCAGGATCTGCGAAAAAGTCTATTTCTTCGTCAGTTTCTTGTTGTGGGCTTTGGGCCGCTTGAATCTGAGACTTTACGAAATCGTCAACAATTTTCCGTAGTTCACCTACTTCGGAACTTTGCCTGCCTAGAAGTTTTTCAGCTTCCTGATGCATCTGGACGATATCTTTAATATCTTTTCCTTGATACTTTTCAGGAATGCCGTCATCTTCTTCAGGTTCTTGAGTGTCTTCTAGGCTTGGCTCTTCAGCTTCCTGTTCGACTTGCTCTATTTCCTCTAGTGAAGAAAACTCTTCGGTGTCTTGTTGATCTTCGGGTTTCGGATCAAGTAATTGTGCCATATTGTTAAACTCCGTGCCGTAGCATTATGGAAGTGATTATTTCTGAGCGGCTCTCTCGTGATCCCTAGCCCACTTATCATCAGCATCGGGCCATCCGATTCCTTTGAAATGTGAGGATACACTTGAGATTATCCGCTGTGCGGTGTCACCACATTCAGGGCAAGTTGCGAATAGATCATTAACATCTACCCATTGCTCTTCAATGTGGTCACATTTGATGCACTTAAAGTCATACCGACGGATCATTGCCCGCCTCCATGTCTAGTGCATTTCTTATCCCTGTTTCAAAGTTGATCACATTCATTAGAGTGATGATCTGACCTTTAACAAAGAATAAATCTTGTTCGTTTTTTATTTCGTCAATTTTAAATGAGTCTACTAAGTCTTTTGCTTCTTGAATAAATTGTTTCCAACCGTCAAGTAAAAACAAATCTAAATAGTTCTCATAATATTTTTCATCTTCAGGACTCAAAAGAGTTTCTCCTGTTGCTAGTATATACTTGGTATTATACCATAAAAACCTTGACTTGTCAAGAGGCTTGTGCTAATGGGGCCTTCTTTTGTGGTGCTTTAGGCTTTGTTGATTGCTCTTCTAAAGCCTTAAGACGTTCGTCGTATTGCTTAAGAATGGCATTCACTTGTGTTAGAATGTTATCCAGTTCTTGTTTGGTTACCATTTTGGCCTCTCATTTGCATTTGTACTATATCTTCTTTTGTTTCAATCTCACGTTGCTTAAGTGCAAGTTCTGCAATCTTTGCACGTTGATTAAACTCTTCAGTGGTCGGGTCAGTGCCCATACCTTTCATTACAGCGGCATAACGCTTAGTTTCACTATCAACAGGAAGCAACTCAGTCTCAACTTCATTTTGTTGAATACGTGAAATAACCTCTTGTGTTTGTGCCTGTGTGTATTCAACCATTGACTGTTTCTGAGCCATATCCATTTGCATTGCTTGCATTTGAGCTTCTTGAGCCTGTGGATTTGGTTGCATGGCTTGTTGAAGACTTGCAATAATTTCCTCACGGTTGCTCAAGTTCATATTATCTACAATAGCTTGAATTAACAACGGGTACATAGGTGAATCCTGACCCATAGTTTGCAGTAACTGAACAAGCTGTGTAACCTCGTACTCACGAGCAATAATACCCAAAGAACTACTAGCAACAAACTTAAAGTCCTTAGCAGGGTAACGCTCAGGGTCAAACTGCATATACCGATAAGCAACCTTTTGGACTAATGGGATCAAGAATGCTTCTTGGAAGTTAATTAATGTGCGCTTGTGACGCTTGATGATTGCTCCAAGAGACATAGAAATGCCTGCCGCAGTTGAATCGCCGTTAATACTTCCCGGAATACCTGCCGCATCAATAGCTCCTGTTGCCATCTGCACCATTTGTTGGAGACTGGCAGACTGATTAAATGTGTTGGCGTCAAGATTTCCAAATCTAAACGGCTGTAAGATTTCTGAGGGATTGCCATTCGTAAGGATGGCCTTGCCGGGTCTAACTTCCAATTTGCTTCCCCTAGGAAGGCGTGAAGCATCAACAGCAAGCATAGGGTGTACAGTAAGCGCAAGTGCGTCAATTCTAGCTCGTAACTCCGTATCAAGTGCCTTTTGAGCGTTATATCCTTTTTCACAAATACCACGGCCCCAGAAGCGTCCGGGGACAACGTCCCAAGGAAATGCAACTACAGGGCGATCTTTCATCATGTAAGGGTTCTTTTCTGCCTTAAGAAGAACACCTCCGTTTGCAATAACAATAATTGCTTCAACATACTCAGTTTTTTCTTTAGAAACTTCTCCATCGTCTGCATCTTCATTAAAGAGATCACGAGGAACAAGCCCATAGTATTTTGTTAGACGTACCTTATCATCTGTGTAAAGTGTAAGGTCTTGAGTTGGCTCAAGGTCAATATCAATAGCGGCTTCTTCGACATCAACGTCAGAACGGTAGATGCCCGCCTCCTGTGCCATCTTAACCTGATGCACAGGCACATATTCGTCGATAGCGACACCTAAGGCTTCTTTGATGCTTGTAGCAACTGGATCAATTAAGAAGTTTTGTGGCATTACCGGACGAACTCTAAACACCGTCCTATTGCGCTCCATAACTCCCACAGCCGACATATCTCCTTCCATGATAGGTTCCATAGCAGGAGTCATCTCAAGTTCTTCATCGGCAATAATTTCAGCCACTCCTGTACCAAAGACAGCGGCATTTAAGATACACTCTGCAATTGCTTTACGGGCGGAGACAAACTTAAAGTCTTCGTAAAGATGATTACGTAGATGGTAGATGTCTTGGTTATCTTGATCCATCATGTCGTCTTGAATGTCGAACCACTTCCCTCTTCCAAAGGTTGCTTCTTCGACCTCTGCTACTGCAGATTCTACGGCTTGTTGAAGGGCAGGGGAGATGATACGAGAGCGTTCTGATTGACGCATAGTGTCTTCAGCGGCCCATTGGCCTCTCCAAAGACGATAGTATTCGTCGAACTTTTCTTTGTAGTTACCTTCATAGTGGTCACGCCACTGATCGCATTTGTTGATTACCCAAGACTCAAGGGAAGTTGGGTCAATTGAGTTGTTTTCATATTCCATGTTAATATCCTGCCACAGGGTCTAAGATTTCAAAGTCGTCTTCTTCGTAGTCGTAGTAGTATGCTACTTTTGCTAGTTGATCAATGTATGCGAGTGCGTCAACCAAGTCATCATGCACGAGGGCATTAGGAAACTGAAAGAGTTCGTCAAGGAACGTAGGGTTCCAATCACCTTCGTTTAAGACAATCTGTCCGTGCTCAAAACGT